GAGTTTATCTCCGACACCTCATCCCACTCAGGCAGATGGTTTAGTATCGTAGCGATGGAAGATACCACCGTTACAAGCATAAGCGGAAACATAAACAATATATCCGACCTTACCACAGGCGGATCATCCCCGCTTACAATTAGCGCAAACACCGCATTGTATGGAGCGTTTGACGAGATCACCTTAGCGACCGGGAGTGTCATTGCATACAACCGATAGATGTTAACGCATGATCTAAATGTCACCGCTGGGCGGCCACACACACCAAGTGGTATCCCTGTACCTGGCGGACCCGTCATTGATGGGGTCATCCAGGCGGAGTCAGGAGCGTTTCTGCTCGTGGAAGCGGGGCAATTTTTAGCATTCGATTAAGAGGAAATAAATTATGGCAAATAAACGCATTAGCTCATTAGACGACATTACTGTGGTAGGTGGTACATCCACCCCAGAGGTAAATGCCAACGATATTTTACCGATCACCGATGTGGATGACACTACGGGTTCACCTGAAGGTACAACCAAGGCAGTAAAGGTTAGCGATTTAATGGGAGAAGCCCCCGTGCAGTCCGTTGCCGGACGCACAGGTGCTGTAACTATCTCCAACACAGATGTAAGTGGTCTAGGCACAGCCGCCACTACCGATTCATCCGACTACGCAACTGCGGCACAAGGTACATTAGCAGATAGTGCTTTGCAAAGTGTATCAGCCGGAGATTTAACAGACGGAAATTTTGATGGAGAAGCAATCTTAGGATTTAAGGCATCTCTACCAACCGAAATTACTACCGCAACCTACACGGTTCAAGATTCTGATAATGGACAGGTAATTAGAGTAAACCATGCAACAGGATGCACGGTGACTATTCCATCGGGATTATTCACCACAGACTCAACAGGCTTTAATTGCTCTTTCATCCAGGTAGGCAATGGGCAAATCACTTTTGATAATGATGGCACAAGTGTAATCAATAACCGTCAATCGCACACAAAAACAAACGCACAATGGGCCGCCGCAAGTGTGGTAAGTACAGCGAATAATGTATTCGTCCTTGCTGGAGACACCGCTTCTTAAAGATATGTTCGTACTTCCTACATTCGGATTAGGTGTTATCGCCAGTCCTACATTTACTTCTGTATTTGACGACACCTTAACATTCCCAACCATCCAAGTATTCGACAACGAGTCGGAGTTTAGGAATCAAACGGACGCTCCAAACTACACCATCGTACACGCAAAAGACACCGATAAGTTGTATGTGTGGGACGGTAGTGCTTGGGTCTTTTATAATCAGAATTAATTAACAACACCATGAGTATACTCGACACTTACACTTCAGGTACACGACCAGCAGCCAGCGGCAACACAGGTCTTTGTATATTTAGAACAGATAACAACGCTATCGAAGTATCAGACGGCACAGATTGGCAAACTTATAATAGTGACGGAGTAATAACACCTTGGACTACTAATACTTACTCTTTAAGTACTGACGGTATAGATGACTACTTAGCTTGTGGTACTTTAGGTCTTATTAATTCAGCAGGTTCTTATAGCGTAAGTGCTTGGGTTAATATGGACGCAAGCGGATCAGGAGGAGGAGTTTTAGCTAGTGGTACCGCCGACACAAACCGAATCTTTTTAAGTGTGTCAACTAGTGGTGTCCTTTTTGGTAATAAAGCAGGCGGCGGAGGCGTAGCTAATTATAGCTCTACACTAAGTACAGGTACTTGGTATCATGTTGTTGGAGTAAAAGACGGCACAACTGCCTATATTTATGTAAACGGTACTCAACAGGTTTCAGTTTCGGCACCAGCTACACTTGGTTCAACTGCTGGTACAAACTTCCAAATAGGAGCTTTTCCTACAGGAATGACTGCTGGTCAGTTTCCCGGTTTGATTGATGAAGTAGCTTTATTTAACACAGCACTCAGTAGCTCTGATGTATCTAGTATTTATAATAGCGGGTCACCGGATGATTTAAGTACTTACTCTCCCGTACACCATTGGAGGATGGGCGATAATGACGGTGGATCAGGTTCTACTGTAACAGATGTAGGATCAGGAGGAAGCGACGGCACGATGACCAACGAAGCATCTTTTTCAACAACAGTACCTTTGTAAGTAGCTATGAAAAATTATGTAATTATAGACGCATCAGAGGTAAGCTCGGTAGACTTCAATCAAGTATCTGAAACCTCTGCTGACACGCTTCGTTATTCAGTAGACGGTAGTAAAACTATCGTTAAGTACGAAGGCACACAACCATTTTTTCTGCTCGGCAAGACGGAGTACACACACGAAGAGATACTAAACATCTTGAGTGGTCCTGATTGGACGAGCGAAGAGATTAACTGATGCTCCATGTCATCTCCATTGCGACTCTTCTGCTCGCTGGTTGCTCATTGCGATCCACTTATCCAACACTTGGAGCAATCGCTGGCGGTGGGGTAGGTAGCTTGGGTGGACCTGGAGGAGCCGCACTTGGTGCGGGTACAGGAGCCTTGGCTGGCGAGGCATTGAAAAATGCCGATGCCTTGGTCGAGGCAGAGGAGAAGATCGTAGCCTTATCCCACGGGGATGTTTCTGCACTCGTTGCCCAAGGTATGAAGGAACACAAAACAGGATTCGATCAATTTACCAGCACCATCAAGCGGTGGCTCACCTGGGCGGCAATTGGGCTGGGTTGCTACCTAGCGATCCCCATCTTTGTTGCCCGAAAGTGCAGTAAGACCGAAGCGATTAAAAACCAAACCCGCCCACCATTTCCTACTAAATGAAAAATCTCAAACTACTCACCGACAAGTTCCAATCCTTATCCAAACGAGGCAAAATGCTTACTATCTTTGTAGGAGTAATCGTAGTACTAATCCTGTTAGACGCTTGCAAATGATCGACCGCATTTCAGTCGCTGGCATGGTTGGGACAGGGGCAACCTTTGGCTTAGGCACAATCAATGAGCTAGTCGGCATATTTGCGGGATTAGCGACTATTACTTTTATGGGCATCAAGATAGCCCAGGAGATCCGTAAGAAATAGATGCCCACATATAAACAGCTAGGCCGCTTGGACTCACCGATCCTTACCGATGGGGATCGTGGGTTTCGTGGTATCAATTCGTACCTTGAGCCAACAACCTTGGAAGCTGGCACGGTGGAGGAGTCTGAGAATATGCGCTTAGAGGGGGATCTCGCATCGGTACGCAAAGGTATAGAGTTTAAAGCGGGTGCTGTATCGCTTACCTATGCATCCGGCACAGAGCAAGTATTCACATCTGCCACATTTAGCGATCCCGCAACCGGGGCAGAATTTATCGCAGTCGCTACCGCCAATAAAGTAATTCTGTGGAACGACAGTAATAACACAGGGATCGATATCGCTTATCCAGGTGGCGAGGTAGTGGAGAGTGGAGATAACGCGAGTTTCGTACAAGCGATGGAGAAGCTCATCCTGTTTCGCGGGACAAGCAAAACTCCGCTGGAGTGGGATGGAGATTACACCACACCAACTGCATTCGTTGTAAAGCAAAATGCCACACCCGTAGCGGGTAGGGTACAATGCCCAAACACAAACTTTGGCACATTTTTTAGTAATCGCTTAATCGTTCCCCAGCCCAGCGATTCGCAGTACACCGTGATCGCATCGGATCTATTAGATACCGATAACTTTTATCCCGCAGAATCTCAGTTTCGTATCAATCGCGGAACCGCAGATCGCTTGGTCGGATTTACTCCATACCTGGAAAATCAGTTAATCGTATTTTTTCGCAACTCGATCCATATAATTAACAACATCGCACTCACCAACTCTGCGGGAGTATTCGAGATTACCCGCCAACGCGGATGCGTTGCCCGCAAGAGCGTGGCCGCGAGTGGTCCGCAGTATTACTTCCTGTCCGATGATGGTGTGTACACCCTTCAACAGGGACTCGACCCCGCAAAAAACCTTGGAGTCGCAATCTCGAAAGTAAGCGGGGAAGCATTACCATTATCACAACCCATCCAGGATCAATTCGCAGATGTGAATTATGCTCATGCAGATAAAGCCGTGGGTGTGGTGTTTGATAATAAGTATTACCTCGCAGTACCCACAGGCTCATCCACCACAAATAATAAAATATTCGTCTACGATATTTTAAACACCGCATGGACAAGCGTGGATAGTTTCCCCGCTGGTTTCCAAATCGATGACTTCGTAACTATACTTCATGGATCAAGTCCACAAAAACGCAGACTTTTTGCCGTCTCCGATAAAG